ATACTGATTAAGTGTTTGCATGCCGTAATCAAAATCTGGCATGCTAGCTGACATTACTCTATCAAACGTAAACGTTCTTCCAAAACTTTCATCTTCCATAAACACATTTGAATTAAGTACAAATTCAAGTTTAAATTGGTACTTCATTCGTGGTGCTTTGACCATGACTGGATCGTCTACACCAAATTTTTCCGCGGCTGGATTATAAAAGCCGGTATTACTTGTTAATCCCATGGGCTACCCCTTAACCAGCGGTGCCGGCGCCTGTTGCGTTACTTAGTGTCTGATCTTGTGTTACGCCTGTTAGTGTTGCATTACCTGCCGCATCAAAGATTTCACAATTATCATATCTAATTGTTACAGATACTTGTACTTGTTCACTACTTGCATAAGCCATATCGCCATATTGAATATTTTGAATATAAGCTCCAGCTAATTCAAATTTATCTAATATACCCGGTGTTGGGCTTGCACCATCTAATGTTTCCACTAGCATTTGAAACTTGTAAGCACTACCTGATCTTGGCGAGCTTTGGTTTGCATGATCAACTTGTCTATTAAGTTGTCCGTTTAATTCTCTTATTACTATACTATCAACGTCATCTCTAAGTACGATTGTAATTGGTTCCCAAGTATGTTTACCTGCTAGAAATATTCTACTGTTGTACATATCCAACGGTATTTCATCATGTGTAAGACTTGGTCTACTTACACTAATTACACTTCTAGTAGGAGTCGCTGTAAATCCCTCTCCAATAAACGTTGCTCTAAAACGATATTGTAGTTTGGGCATAATAGTTGTGGTGTTACCTGTATTGTCTGGTACACCTAATGTTGTTATAACTGCCATTTGAATCTCCTCGTTATACCGGCTGTTAGTATTTATTAAAAAACGCCAAAAAAAATGGACAGCCGAAGCCGTCCATTAAGTATTCTGTTAATTTTTTTAGTTAGTAGTTGATAATGTGCCTGTATTCACCAATCTAATCGGAACATAAATGAATTCTGCCGCTTTTGAAGGTTCAATAGCTACATCTACATAAAATTCGTTACGATCAATTCTTGCTGGTGTGTTGTTTGTTTCATCACAAACTACTGCGAAGTCATTGAGACCTCTTCTACTAAGGATGTCTGATAAGAATCTTTCAAACACTATTTTAGCTCTTGCTCTTGTTTGTGCATCATTGATTTCAAACAAGAATGGACGAGCAATATCGTCAAATCTTTCTCTGAGATAAGCAACTAGTCTTGCAACATTAACTCTATCTAAACTACTTGCTGTAGCATGTAGTGTTTTCTGTCCAAATACTATTGTTCCTTGTCCTGGGAAAGTTGCAATAGGATTCAATTTATCAGTATACATAGCATCACGTTGACCTTGTGTTAAACTGATTGCTTTGAATTCACCTTCTGTAGTGATATGTCCTACTGCACTTGCATTTTGTACAACACCTCTAGTAGTTCCTGCTGGAGCAAACCATTGGAAACTAATGTTGTCATTGTATGCATATGTGTATAGTGCCATATGACTCGGAGGAACAACTACAGTATTACCTTCTACTGGCTCTGTAGTGTTTCCGCTTGGATAGTAAACTGCACTGTATGTGTTCTTAGTTACTAGTCCATCTTCTCCATTTTCAGTTGCATTTCCACTGTTTTTAGTCCAGTTAACAACGTCAGTTGGATTTTTACGCATTGGTGAGTCAATAATAATAAATGCTGTTTCGCCTCTATCACTATTAAGTGTTACCATTTCGTCTACTAGTTCTGGATAGTTTGGAGCCGCTAACAAGCTGTACTTGTATTGTGGATCTCTAAGATCTGTGCCTGCCGCTACTGCCTGCATTGCAGTTGCAATAACACCACGTTGAGCATATCTGCCAAAACGTCCGCTACCATCTGCATGATTACTTGTACCATTTCTCCATGCTGTGCCGTTCCATTTACGCACTGTGTTTTTACTTTGTGCCATGTTTACAGCTACCATTCCATTTGGATAAACTGCTGAATTTGGACCGCCACTTATAACTGTAGCATTGCCACCGTTAGTTGCATCTGCGGCTGTGTCTGTAATATCTGCAAACAATACGCCTGTTGTAGTTGTTTGATCTGTATTATCATGTGAAATCCATGCCGCACCGTTGTAAACTTTAATATGCGGATAAGCACGTTCGTTAGTTTGGTTCTCACCTGCTAACGATGTATCAACCCAAATATCACCACTAGCTGGTCCTACAGGAGCAGTCGAGCTATAAGTTGCTGACTTCGGTAAAAATGAACCTGCTGTAACTACATACAAGTCTAAACTATTAATTGTATTATCAAACCAATATGTACCTGTAGCTAATGTGCCAGTTGGTGTTGCAGATTGTGCTAATACTGTAGTTGCTGTTAAATCACCAACTGCACCACCTGTTGTTATTTCTCTAATAACAATAGTAGCTTTAGTATTTGCTTGTTGGTCTAACAAATATTGACCTACTGTAGCTGTACCTGTAGTTAATGCAGTTGTACTTGAACCATCTTGTGACACAAAGTCTGTAATTGCACCTGCGCCATCAGCTTGTGTAGTACTAATACCTTGTACTGTAGCCGATGTAAATGCTGTACCATTGTGTGTGCTTAGTGCTAGTGCTAAACCGTTACCTGGGCGTGTTGTTTTAATCCAAACATCATTAGCCGCTGGACTTGCTGGCGCACTGAAGTGTTCATCATAAGTTACACCAATTGCACCAGTCATGTCACTGTCGCTGTCCATGACTTCCCATGCACCAGCTACACCATAAAAGTATTCAATACTCATTTGACGTGCGCCGCTCACTGATGCTTCGTTATCAACGTGTACTACAACTAAGAATGTTCCATCTGTTGCGCCACTTGCGGCTGTAGCTGGTGTATGTACATCACCTACAACGTCTGTACCATCGTCTACGTTAATTTCAACTGCTGGTATTTTGTTTTCCCATTTATTAGTTGTAGCATTCCATTGGTGAATACCATATGAACTAGCGTCTGTGTCTAACCATAATGTACCAGCAGTACTATAAACTGCTGTTGGTGCAGTTGTGCTTGCTTCTAATTGTCCTAAATTAAGGTCTGCTCTAACAATAAATGCTTGATTGCCTTGTCCTAAATAACTGTACGCCGCCATTAAACCATATTCGCTAGTTTCACTGCCTTGTACAACTGATGCTCCATTTTTAGTGAAAGTTGGATTACCAAAAAACTGTGTCAACTCTCTTTGGCTAGTAACTTTCACTACTTTGCCTGCATTTGCTGATTTAGTAAATTTTGCTTTTCCGTCTGCTTCACTACCAGTTGGATCTGATTTGTCTTGTTGTGTTGCAACTAATAGTAGTGGTACTGTGCCGGCACCTGGGGCACCATATGCACTCTCATCTACTACAGTAACTTCAACACCTGCTGATACTAATGTTGCCATAATATTCGCTCCTCTAAGTAAGTAATTCGCTAGTAGTATTTACCAGGACCACTATATATCTAGGGGGTTACGGAGGTTAACCTAGTACTTAATGATTTCTTTAACTTTTGTAAGTAAATCTTCTAATGTACTATCATTATAGATAATATGATTAAATTTTTCATCTGGGAGTATCCATGCCCATTCGCTTGGGTGTACATCTTCTGGTTTAATATTGTTATCTCTACAATCCATAAACCATGTAGGCAAATCTCCCCGACGAGCTTGCCAAACTTGTCCGCCAATTTCTTGTATCATTTTCATTTCATTGGGGAAACGCACATCAGGTATTACCCAATTATTATCTGGATTGTCTACTATACGTTGTTTAACAAGGCTTACCCATATGCTATCATCAAATCCATTACGCATACAATCTGTACCAAATAATTGTAACACTAATCTAGGTGTAACAAGTTGACCAGTTTCTTTAGTCCAAAACTCATCTTCTTTTTCTCGCCATATTCGACTGCGATCTGTATCGCCTTCTAATAAATCTCTATCCCAACCAAATACAGTTGCTACACCATCTTTAAGTTTGTCAGCAAAACTAAGTTTTTCGAAGTTATGATTTTCTACTAAAATATCGGCAACGGTTCCTTTACCACTGCCGATTAAACCGCATATACCAATTATCATACGCTACTCCGTAA